GTTAATGCAACCTTGTTTGACATAAGATATATTCGAGTATTCAACTTTAAAAAAGGAATAACCCACTAAAACACTCAACTATTATTTTTACAATCACAATATGGCACAATCTGAAAATGTATTGTGTTTTTGGGATCGGCTGATAAAGCCCATCTATGGATGTATATATTTTGGTTGGTCGCTGGAGGGTCAGGCTTATGAAGAGTCAGGCTTGTGGAGGGTCAGGCTTGCAAGAGTCAGGCTTATATTTTATTAACAGAGGAAATTATGAAAAAAGATATGGACGCATTTTGGACTGAAGTAGCTAGAAAACAATTACTCAATCGCAAGATTGTGGATGTTCGTTATTTGACAACTGAAGAGATGGAAAATCTTGGTTGGTATCAGCGTTCTGTCGTCATGGTTTTAGACGATGGCAACATGATTTATCCAAGTCAAGATGATGAGGGCAACGATGCTGGTGCGTTGTTTACTTGTGATGCTTCTCAGCCAACCCTACCAGTATTGAGAGACTAATCATGGATAAAAACACTCTTGAAAATATTGTTGGTTTTTTATCTGATGCCTTTGCCATGCTGGAAGGTAGTCAGGAAGATGCAAGAGTCAGGGAAGCTATGACTCTTTTAGATAAAGCCTTATCGATACTGGAGAAAAAAAATGTGGGATAACACGAAAGAATTTGAATGTTGCTGGAATCGTGGCTATGTTAAGCCCGAAGAAAAGTCTCGCCTTGAATATCATAAGCTGGATTTTTTTACTGAGGATCGTGGCTATGATTTTGAGAATTTTAAAGAAGTAAATAACTTAGATGTCGGGGACATTGTAGAACTTGGTGATCCCTTTTCTGTTCATTGGGTAAGGAGAATGAAATGACTTTATTTGTCGCTGATTCAGAAAAGAAGTATTACCTCATTGATGGGGAATTTTATACAGAGGATCTCAAAGATCCTGAAGATGTTTGCCATATCCAACGCAAGGACTTTTCCGACTTTGAAAGGTTTACTTGTGCTTTTTTAATGTTGCAAGAAACGGAGTTTGATCATGCCTAGATATTTAGTTTACATAGATGCAACAGATATAGACACAGTCGGTGATTTACTGTCCGTTGGTATAGATGGTGGTTCAGTAGATGAGTTTTACACTCTAACAGAAGATGGCGAACCCATTTTATTTGAGGATGGAGAAGTAAGTAGCCCCGAGTTTTGTAATAGCTTGGCTATTAGTTGTGCTGGAATAACTGAAAAATAAAGGATAAAAAATCATGCCTAATTGGTGCTTTAATCGCTTGACTGTTGACACTACTAGCGAAAGTGGAAAAAGATTGGCACAGGCTTTTAAGCCTAAATATGAAAGGGAAGGCGAACTCTATGCCACCCCTTTTCAGGATTTAATGCCATGCCCTCAAGAATTGTTGGATACCTCAGCCAATTTCAGTAGAGATCACAACGACCAGCAAAAATCCAATATTGAAAAATATGGTTTTCCTGATTGGTATGGCTGGTGCGTAGCTAACTGGGGAACTAAATGGGATGCGAGAGTCTATGAGTTTGAAGATCACGATCCCAATCAAACTTATGTCATGTTTGATACCGCATGGAGTCCACCTGAAAATTTCTTTCAAGTATTTGTCCTAGCGAATCCTGATGCTTATTTTAGGGATGAATTTGACGAAGAAGGAATGTCTTTTGAAGGCTATTGCGAGAATAGTCAAGCCGAAGGCTATGTATGCGAATCTTGGGATATCAATCATGGAGAAGAAGAATGAAAACCAATACTTTTGAATTAGAAACGATGTCTTTTGAGTTTGAAGGCATAGCCATACAGAACCCTACTTGTAGCCCTGATGGTCGATTTAGAGTCGATCCGAAGGGGTATGGTTTCTATGTCGATCATACTGGTGGAGGATGCACCGCATGGGTAAAGAAGCTGGAGAACGGCTATTTAGTAATGACAAACAATAATCTAGGGCATGACCTTGGCGAGGATGGCACAGAATTTACTATGTGCTTTTACGATGGCGAGGATGACGAAGAAGCATGGGGAAATCGTATCGCTTGTGCCGATCTTTTTGTCGGTGTCATGCCTGAAGATAATTGCACCGAAGAGGGTGGAATAGTTGACTATATAACCCTGACCAAGGTTATCAATGGAGTCTATGACAAGTGTGATATTTATATCGACAAGGATCAGGCTTTGGCATTGGTAGATTTATTTAAAAAAATTGATTTAGCAAACACTTAAGGGGAACGCTATGGGCTTAGATATGTATTTAAATGCGAAACGCTATCTATGGAGAGTCAAGGAAGAAGAGCAAGCGATTGCTCAAAATATCGCTGATTCAGTTGGCACTAATGGAATGCGAGTCAAGGAAGTGACTTGCGAAGCCATGTATTGGAGAAAGGCTAACGCTATACATTACTGGTTCGTTCAGAATGTCCAAAACGGGGATGATGACTGTCGGGAATACTATGTCCCCCGAACCAAATTGCAATCGCTTCTAGGGGTTTGTGAAGAGGTTTTGAGTGACCCCAGTAAGGTAGATGACCTACTGCCACCAGCCGAAGGATTTTTCTTTGGATCTACCACGATAGATGATTGGTATTGGGATGATGTCAAGGACACTATTGGCATGGTTAAAAGACTGCTAGAAAACACTTCGGATGAATGGGAGTTCTACTATGCCAGTTCTTGGTGATCGGTTTAAAGCACAACGAATTAGGCTGGCAGAATTAAATGAGTCGATTGGAATAATGGAAGATCGTAAGGCTTTCGAGCTTCCACCAGTCATCGCTCTTTTGGAAAAGAATATTAACTACTGTCGTATTAAACGAAACACCATCCTCCAAGAAATGATAGAGGATGGCTATAAAGGGGAAGGCTTATGACTCAAGACGATCTAATCTGTTCAATTATGTTTGGCTTACTGGTGACTGCTTTATGCTTTTTATAAGCGTTTTCAAAGCCTGACCAGCTTTCTCAGCACCGACTCTTAATTCGTAATCATTAAAGTCCTCGCCCTGATTTGGAGAAATCCAATAAGGGTGAGCGATTTTCTTTGATACTCTGATTCCTACTGGATCATTGTCTGCTACCAATACCGAGTCAGGGTAAGTCTTTGCCATGTCTGATAGGTTGCCCGCAGAAAAGCAAACCACGATCTTATAGCGTGTTCTATTGGCTTTCAATGCCCTTCTTATGGATAATGCAGTCGCATATCCCTCACAAAGTAATACAGGCCCTTTGTTATCAAAGACTGCCGATGCTCCCTTGGTCTTTTGACCGCTCAAAAACTTTTTATTGCCTTCTTGATCGATCAACTGACAACCAACTAAATCCCCGTTTATCCGCATTGGGATTACCAAAAGATCATTCCAGCACCACCCGGATTCCCCTGGAAAGCCTTTTTTTTCTAAGTAAGGGTGAGGCTTCTTCAATGCGTGACCAAGAATGAATGCAGCCTTACTGGTCGCCTTGGAATTCTTTTGGGCATTGTCGATCACTGTTTTAGTCTTACGGATTGCATATGAAGAGTCATGCTTCCCCTTGAAAGAAACAGGCTTCTCATGGATTGCCCAATTCTGGACTGCGCCAGAGTTACCATCGTAAATATAAGAACCATTCTTCTTATTGGGTTTGTCCGTGGTTGAAACCCTAGTCCAGCGATCGTGAACTAATTGATCAATGATCAAGCCATGTTGCTCTGCAAATTGTTGAAAGCTCATTTCTTTTCCTTCATTTCTGGCTGAGGGATGCTTGTTTTCCTACCAAATATTTCTTCCCAGTTTTTATCAAATTGTTCTTTATTAGGAATTGGGCGAGGCTTATCGCCTTTACCATTGTCACGATAGTTATTACTCATTTTTCATTCCCTCCAACATTCCACCAATAACTGCCATCAATGCTTCGCCAGCAATTACACACCAAAATAATGTAAAGTAAATTGACGGTGCTTCAAAATGGTCAAGCAAAAAGTAAGTTAATAAATAAATCATAGCAATCCATCCTCTACTTGTTGAATTCGTTGTCCTATCCAGTTCATGCAAGGGACAGCCATTGAGTTTCCCATAGCTTTGTAACGAAGACTATCGGGAGATTCACCCTTGCCACGCCAAGGGATATTAGTGTAGTCATCAGGAAAACCTTGGAGTCTTTCGCACTCTACTGGGGTAAGTCTTCTGACTGCCATATCATTTGCAATAAATGTTTGAGCGTGATGGCTTTGAACAGAAGGGCGAAGGGCTTGAAGGGCTGGAGTAACATCTAATTCTGTCGCACTAAAGTTATTTGCTTTAGCATCTTCCCGAATAGAATAAGCAACTCCTTGCGTGGCTGCACGATCAAGCGTATACATTACTTGGTCATCGCTCCAACCTTTGCCATTCTGTGCCTTGTCTCTGCCAGATACATCTTGGATAGCAATAGGCACATTCCCACCGCCAGTTCCCCAGCGTGAGGTGACAGTCTGGCAAATATCTCCCATCTCTTTGACTCGAGAATCTGCTGGGTGCGTTTCATACACAACAAGATCTGTAAACTGTTTGTAATCACGGGCTTTAACTGTGCTTGCCAAAGGTTCATCTCCATATTGAGAATGACTTTGACGATTAAAGGTTACTCTCGATTGATCGTGGCTTCCAATGCTTCCTGAAGTAATGGAGGCAGAACTTTTCCTCTGACCTCTGCTCGTCTCAAGATGCCTTGACAAGCAATCTTGCTCAAAAAGTGCTTTTGCGGGACGCTCCCAGTCTCCAAGATGTCCGACAACAAAGACTCTCCGCCTCCGCTGAGGGGTGCCTCGGAAATATTGAGCGTCAAGCACTCGGTATGCGAACCCATACCCGAGTTCAGCCACCGCCCCGAGGAAGGAACCAAAATCCCGTCCTCCGTTTGAACTGAGCACACCGGGGACATTTTCCCAAACAAACCATTTGGGTTTGTAGTGATCAAGAATTCCAGTATAGACAAGCGTGAGGTTACCTCTGGGATCAGAGAGTCCTTGTCTAAGTCCTGCAACTGAAAACGCTTGGCACGGTGTTCCTCCAACGAGTAAATCCAATCTTTCTGTTCCAATGTTCCACTCCTTATATTTTGTCATGTCACCAAAATTAGTGACTGTTGGGTAATGATGTTTTAATACTGCTGATGGGAACGGTTCTATCTCTGCATACCCAAGCGCTTTCCATCCAAGTGGATGCCACGCTACACTAGCCGCCTCAACTCCACTACATACTGATAAATAATTCATCTGATTTTCCTCATCATTTGTCTAATATCATCCTTCTCGGGATGTTCTTCTAATTTCTCTTTTGCTTTAGGTATTCCCCATCTATTTGCGTATCCACGAAACCATCCAGCTAAATATTCCATGCGTTCTTGTGGGGTGTTTACTCTAAATCTTTTCCATGGGTCTCTCTTCATGCCACCTCTTTAGCTTTGGCTTTAGAGTAAGCAATCATTCTGCTTTTAATCCAGCCCATCGTCTTTGCCGAAGTTGGCATTGGTTCAACCTTAATTCCATTGGGATATACATCAAACTTCTCCCGATACTTTACGGCTGCCCATCCTTCTTTATAACCTTTTAGCTTTCCGTAATACATCAACTCTGCATAAAATTGTTTATTGTCTATTTGTAGTTTGCGATTGGACTCAGCCAACTCTTGAAGAGTTCCTGGAATTGTGATGACTTGTTTTAATGGACGCTCATAGCCACACTCACCGCAGATATTCCCAAATGTCCAAAGAGCCTTACATTTAGGACAAATAGCTTCTTGTTTTTCTCTTTCGGTAGGTTCTTTCTTAGCTTTCTCGCCTTCCTTCTCAAGAGTCTTTACCCCTACCGTGTAAAGTCTGTCCCAATCATTGCGAAAACGAAGAAAGTTCCCCGAGTGATCTAGCCAAAGACCAAACTCTTTACCATCATGGGGACGCATAACTCTACCCATCTGTTGCACATGGGATGAGAATGATTTAGAAAATGGACGAGCAGATACCCCAATCATGACATCGGTAACATCAAACCCCCGAGTCAATATGTCAGTTGCAATCAAGCCATGAATTTTGGTGTCGGGTTTAGAAAACTCTTCAATGGTCATTCTCTTAAAGTCATCATCTTCTTTGTAGGAGATGGACTCAAAATGATATCCAGCTTCAGCAAATCCTCTAACTAAATCTCTTCCATGATCTACGCCCGAACAAAATACAATCGTTTTGCGTGGCCCACCAAATACTTCATGAGTTTTTTTAATCCATTCGTTGACTACATCTCCAGTAATCGCCATGCCTCGTTCGGATGTGTCTTTGGCTGACCACTCTCCAGCAACCTTATCAACACCTGTCATGTCAATTTCTTTAGCTACAAATACCTTAAGTGGAACTAACCAACCCTTTTCCACCAAGTCTCCAGTAGGAGTTGCTCCGACTACATGGGTGTAGAGGTCTCCCAGCCCTTTGGTAAATGGAGTAGCAGTTAATCCAATGACTCGAATGTGTGGATTGTCCTTTAGAAACTCAACAGTCTTTCTACGCATGATATGGCACTCGTCAATGATGACAAGATCAATATCTGGGAATGACTTTCTGCGTTCTAATGTTTGTGCGGAACAAACTTGGATGCGTTCCATTGGGCGCTCTCGCCAATGTCCAGCTTGCATTACTCCATGTTCAATTCCATATTTAGATAATCGTGCGCTAGTCTGGTCGCAAAGGACAATGCGGTCAACAATCATTGCCGCCTTCTTATATCCTTCGGAAACTCTTCGCATAATCTCCATCGCAACTTCGGTCTTACCAAAGCCTGTGGATGCGTAAAGAAGTTGACGGGTATGCCCGTTCTTAAAACCCTCTTTTATTTGTTCAACAACTTCTTGCTGATGGGGGCGCAACTCTAACAATTTCTCTCCTTATCTGTCAGGAAACCGCCTGATGTCGGGTGGGGAAGCATCCTTCTTAGTCTGAAATCTCTAAGAGCCATAGAGCTGAATAGTGTCAGCCTCCCCGTAAACTTTTACTTCTGTGCTTGCTTCTTCCAATAATTCACTTGCTTAATCAACTCTGCATTTTTTGATTGATATGAATCTCTTGATGCAGTCAAACCTTTTACTTGTGCCTCTAAACTTTTAATTCTCTCTGCTTGCTCTTCAATAATACTTTGAGCTTGTTTTTTTTCTTCAGGAGTTCCGTCCATCAACTTTACTGCAAGCTTTGCTTCTAGTTCTTCATTGCGTTCTGCAATAGCTTTGAACTCGGTAGCCATTTCTTCCAGCTTCTCTTCTTTTTCATCATACTCTGGAATTTGGTCTGCAACAGTTTCATCTCTGCTACCAATTTTCTTAGTATCCATAACATATTCTTTATCGCCACGCTTAACGATTCTTTGCGTTGGAACTTCATCGCCATTGATTTCTTTGCGAAGTTTTCCAACAAACATAGACGATACACCACATTGATTTGCAATCTTATTATCGGGCCATTCATTCCATTCAAAGTCTTCCAATAGAACCATAACCGCTTTGCGTTTATCAGCGTTAGATCTGCGAAGTCCATGCTTGTCATTGGCACTTACGGAATAGAGAATTGCATCTCTGCGAGTGCCTTCTTTGATGTCTGCTTCAATGTCCGCAAAGCCAGCACCCTTATGGGCAAAATAGCGATGCCAGCCGTCTGCCAAATGATATTCTGTGCCATCGTGAAAGACTGTTACTGGCGGCATTTTGCCACCTTCACGGATCACTTCTGTGTATTCTTGAACTACTGTTTCGCTTACTGCTGCACGGGCCTGAAGACCACTATCCAACTTAACTTGCGTTAATTTTAATTTCATAATTTCCTCTTTTTGTTATTTTCTACTTTTATTATTACTGATGATACTAGTAATTACTCTTATTACTTCTAAAACTGTCATTACCCATTTGGTGGACACACTCCGCCCTAGAAGTGTGCCTTTAATTGTTTACCCTTATCGGAGCCACAACACTCGCCAGTCGTTCGTAGAATCGGCACTAGCTTCGCCACCGATATTGCGCTCTTACATCTACTTCCCCAGTAGCGCTTGTATTTATTCCGCTGGTGTTTCTATGCCGTCCAGAATAAACCAAAAAAAAAGTTTTAGAGGAAGCTTTGTGCTGAAACGGCTTAAGAAAATATCCTCACGAAACTTTCCTAAACCCACAAAACTCCCTCTAAAACTAATTTACGAGTGTTTCAGTCCTCAATGTTTAAAACTATACACTACTTTTTTAAAAGGTGTAAAGAAAAAAAGGGCGGTCACGCAAAGGAGATAAGCTAGCCGCCCAAACAGAGGAAATACTTATGAAACATGATTAGTATACTGTATAAATAAACAGGATGTGCCTAATTTTTAAGCGCATCTATAAACGGTTTATAGATAGCTAGGTGCTTACCCTAATATAACCTTTACCATTCCACCAACTTCTGTTGTTTTTTCGATAGTAATTTTTTTAAAGCATTTGTCATCAATCTTTAACGCAAGGCACATACCATCCAATCCAGCCTTCATGCTGGCTAGTAAATTATCTAAGTCGTAATGGCGCTTACTAGGCGGGGTGAAGATTAAATGTAATTCTGTGTATTCTTTTTTGGGAAGCTGTTGTTCTTTTGTTAGGTAAAAACAAGCTTCTTTATATTCTTTTACTGCCTTAGCTTTTGTAGCCCAATGGCTTTTAACATTTGGCTTGAGAGGCGATAAAGGCCAAGGGAATACTAACATAGGGTTTTCCTTATTAAAAAAATATTTGCAATACTTGCAAGACAACCATTAGAATCTATTGTATAGTTACAAAAACAGCGGTAAATATAAACCAAATTAACAGAAAGAAATATGATTATTACCAATCACTACGGGCTTCCGCAGACATTTGTTAATGTCGTTGAACGCCCAACATACACCAAGGGCAAAGCCCATATGTCGGTTACTGAATTACTCAGCAGCCCACAAATTGTCCAGCTTAAAGCCAGGCACTCCCAGGACATTGAGGTAGATGTTACCGACATGATCTGGTCTATTTTTGGCTCTGCCGTTCATTCTATATTAGAGCAAGGCAAGGATGCAAATCATATCGTAGAACAGCGCCTACACGCAGATATTGATGGCTGGCATATCTCAGGAGCGATTGATCTTCAGATTGTGTCAGATGAAGGCATTGAGATTAATGACTACAAGACTGTTAGCGTATGGGCTGTAATGAACGAAAAGCCTGAATGGGAGCAACAGTTAAACATCTACGCATGGTTAGTAGAAACGGTTAAACAAGCCCCTATTACCAAGATTAAGATCGTAGCCATCCTTAAGGATTGGAAGGGCGCTGAAGCTGAAACTCGTAGTAATTACCCAGCAAAACAAGTTGTCACAATTGACATTCCTATTTGGTCTATGGAGCAAAGAGAAGCTTTTATTAAAGAGCGTATTCACCTTCATAGCGAGGCTTTATTTGCCAACGACACTAATGAACCGCTTCCTGAGTGTACCCCAGCGGAATGTTGGGAAAAGCCTACAACCTATGCAGTAAAAAAAGATGGCGGTGTGCGTGCCAAGTCTGTTCATGCCAGTTTAGAAGAAGCTGAAAATGCTTTATTAGAAGCTGGCAAGGGCTACAACCTTGAAGTTCGTAATGGAGAAAGAACCCGTTGCGCCAAATATTGCGATGTTGCTCCTTGGTGTCAACAATATAAAACCTATTTGGAGGAAAAATGATTGAAGCTTTAGTAAAACCCACTCGTTTGGATAACGATATTGCTGTTATAAAAATTCTTCAGTTGATGGGTCAGTTAAGCCCTAGCGACATTAAATATGTCTTAAAACTGATTAACCAAATTTATGATGCCATTGAGAAAAAAAATGACTAACTACATGGAAACTATTCTCAAAGCCATTGAGATGGGAAGCCTTAAGACTGGTGGTCTTTTGTTTCCTGAAGTGGCTCACGATTCTTGGTGCGCTATGCACAAGGACGAAGCCTGTAATTGTAGTCCAGAAGTATCAGTAGAAACGGAGGATGGTCTAATCATTTTAAACAATGATGGTTCTATTAAAACAAAGATTTAAAGGAGGAAGTATGTATTTAAATAATGGGAAAGTAAAGATTGGGTCAGCTTACTTTTTAAACCCACTAAGACCGAAGTATGTAGAGCAAGATAAGGATATGCTGTTAATTCAAAAGTATCTTATTTCAGATCCAAACATACTTAAAAAAGAGCATTTAATTATGCGGATTTCAGAGTTGTTTGGAGCATTTATTTTGTTAGTTATTTTATTAAAAGGTATGTCATGAGCGTATATAAGAAGCTACAAGAAGCACGAGTAATGCTTCATAACACCCAGCTTAACAAGTCGGGAAAGAATAAGTTTGCCAACTTCAATTATTTTGAATTAGGCGATTTTATCCCACAGGTAACGGACATCTTTAACAAGGTTGGTCTTTGTGGAGTTGTATCGTTTACTAACGACACAGCTTATCTGACAGTTCATGAAGTCGAGGGAGATGGGTTTATTACCTTTACTTCTCCACTAGTTTATGCCAGCGTGGAAAAGACTCAGCCTATTCAAAATCTGGGCAGCACACACACGTATTTGCGGCGCTACCTCTGGCTGATGTGCATGGAGATCACAGAAAATGACGTGGTTGACTCTGTTGAGCCAAAAGCGCCAGTTAAATTTGTGTCCACCATAAATAAACCCACAACTGCCGAGATTAATAAAAAGTTAAGCGAAAACTTAGCAACTTATACCGCACCAAAGCCGACTACTGGGCCTTGGGCTTTATCTGTATCTGATACAGAAGATGTAAGTGCATGGATGGGTGCATTGGAAGCTGGATGTGATGGACTACTGGCATTAGCTGTTAGCGCAGACGATGTAGCAACTATTTTTAAAACCAATCGTTCTGTATTTGACAAAGCAAAGTCTTTAGATGAGACTGCTTATTCCAAAATAATGGAAAAATTTACCGCAACAAAGAAATCTTTAACTAAGGCATAAAAATGGAATATTTAAACACTGGTGGTTTATTCGTATCAACTGTTCGCAAGACCGAAAAGTCTCCTGATTACTTTGGAACTATCAAAGTAGATCGTAGTTACTTAAAGTTTTTAATGGAGCAAACTGATGCTGATGGCATTGAAATCAAACTTGGTGGATGGAAAAAAGAATCTAAAACAGGCAATCGTTTTATTTCTTTATCAGTTGATACTTATGTCAAGAAAGACGAGCCAAAGCCTGCAACTTCTGATAAGGATGAGTGGGACATCTAATGGAAACCAGTCAATTTGAAGCTAGAAAAATAGCCTTAAAACAGACTAAAGAAGGCCATGTACTTAACCTTGCCATTCACCCTGACGAGATACCCGATGAAATTTTGCGGGATTTCGTGGGGGCAAGGTACATGGTTGTTATGGTACGCCTAGCAGACTCCGAAGCTCCAATGATTAGGAGTGAGGAATATGCTGGTACCAAATTAGTTAAACAGGCTGGGATGCTATGCCGGGATCGTAACTTTTGGGATTATTTGCTCGAAGAAGGATTGATTTTTGAGCGCAAAGAAGAAGTTGCGGTTGAGTGGTTATGCAACTACTTAGATGTTGTGTCTAGAGCAGAACTTAAAACAAATGAGCGGGCACAAAATCTTTTTGAACAATTAAATAGAGAGTATCAAACATGGAAAAATTAATTCCTTATTGCTTGTATTTGCCAGAGGAGCATATTAAAAAACTTAAGAAAATGGCTAAATCTCGCAAAGCTTCTGAATTTGTTAGGAATGCGGTAGTAATGGCTATGGACAAAACCGATGAGTTCTCTAGTGGTTATAACAAAGGACTAACCGATGCTTGCGCCATTATTAACGATAGCAAGGAAGCCAAAATGATTGCAGTAAAGAGCAGATATCTTTGTGATATCTTGGGTGACCAGATTCGTAAATTAAGGCACGAACCAAAATGATAATCCCAGATTCTGAACGAGTAATTGATATCGTTCGTGAGATAGAGTTGATTTTTAATAAAACCAATGCTGTTTACCATGAAACTTTTCCAGCTGCTTTATATCTTGCTGTTGTCTCTGCCAATGAAATGGGCATGGACAAGGAATCTTTTTTAAAACATTGTGAAACGCTATTTGATACCGACAAATATCATCATTTAGGAGGATTGCAATGAATGATCAAGACCGAAGAGATTGTTTAGCCATGATGCTGACCGTTGGTTTTGCCATGAAAGGTGAAATAAATCCAAAAGCAATATGGGAAATAGCCGACATGATTGTTGAAGCAAGGCAACCTAAAGAAGAAGCTGGGATAACTGCTATCAAAAGAAAGGTAAGAAATAAATGATAGAGCCTATCCCTTTTGCTGGAATGATAAATATCAATGAACCATCGACTAAATACTGCTCATCTTGTATGCGTTATAAATCATTTAGCGATGGAAAAATTGTTGAAACTGCTAATAAAAAGATTAAGCGATTTAAATGTAAAGCCTGTCTTGAGAAAATTAGCGCCCGTCAATACGAAAGGATAAAAAAATGATTAAGAAGTTGTTTTGCATATCTGTTTTCATAACTTCCATAGCCAATGGCGCAGGTGTTATTGCCGAAGGGAAGATTGCCACAGGAATAGTGGCGCTTACAGATGATCCATGCGGAACGATGCCATACACAAAAGTAGCTTACCAATATACGGATGATGGGAAAACCGTATTAGGTTGTTGGGCAGCGGATAAATCTCGGGTAATGATTGCCTGGAATGATCTTAGCTTGACTTCATATTCCCATACTTTTTTTAACGCAAAGGAAATAAAATGAAACGAATTATTATTGCATTGGGAGGGGTGACTCTTGCTGGTTGCTCCTTGCTAAACCCTGACCCATTTTCTAAACTGCAAAACACTACGGTACATTCTGATAAAGACATCCCAGCTATGAGCAGAAATGAGATTATTAATGCTGTCAATGAATGTGAAGGTAATGGTTTAAGACCAGTTATGATTACAGCTAGACGCAAGGTTAATGGTTTCTTATCGGAAACTGTAGCTGATGTCACTTGCGCCCCAAAATATATTAAATAGGAAATATTATGAATAGGAATTTAAAGATTTGGTTATGGGGTGTTATTACTGGTATGTGTTTTATGGGAATTATTGATGAAGCTCGATCTGAAACCATAGCGTCTATGCCAAATCAAGGCCAAGGGAAAATTGTCCTTACCAACGAAGCTTGCAGTTACGATGGAAAAACTTATAAAAATCTTACTCGGGCATATAACTATACCTATGAGGGATATACAACAGAAGGTTGTTTTTATGTAGAAGATGAAACGGTTGTTGTAATATGGGCAACAACTGGTAAAGCAACTACCATGCGATATTCAGCAAATAGTTTTACTTTAACCAAAAAATCTATTAAATACGGAACTTAATATGACTTGGAATTTAAGGCTTGTTAATATGTCAAATGTAGAAAATCTTGATGATTTATACATTGAAATTAGAGAAGTTTTTTATGACCAAGTTGGTAAGCCTTTAGGTCATACAAAAGCCACTATGGGTGGTGAAAATAAAGAAGAAATTAGAACTTATTTGGGATGGGCGTTAGAGGCTTTAGATAAGCCAGTTTTAAAATTTAAGGATTGATATGACAACTTTTACCACTGAAGATCGTCAATATGCTGAAAAAGAAGATTTAATTAAACAGATGCAAGAGAAGATTATTTTCTTGGAATCAAAAAATAAATGGTTGATGGAGCAAATTGAGCAATTAGAAATGCAAATCTGGGGATCAAGATGAAAATTGATGTAAAAATTACCAAGGAAAACAGAGATGGTTCGGCTGATGCTGTCGTCAAATTTGATAAACAAGGACTCGAAACGCTCGTCCAATGGGGGCTTATCAGTATGCTTAAGCAAGCAATTAATGAATATGCCACTGCCGACCAAATTGCTAGTAGAGTTAATCCTACAGTTGCCAAACGAAAGCCAGCCACCAAAAAGAAAGCCAAAACAAAATGAACGCACTTGAATTAGCCGATGCAATTGAAAGATGTAATGACTGTGGATATAACTTAGATGCTGCAAAAGTATTGCGCCAGCAACAAGCCGAAATTGAGCATTTAAAAGAACTATTTGAAAAAGCTATGAGGATGATAGAAAAATGAGTAGCTGGCTAATCATTGTTACAGGAGTCATATATGTATGGATCTGTGCTGAACAGTTGGTCAAAGGAGACATTGGACTGGCTTGTATGTATGCTGGATATGCTTTTGCAAATTATGGGGCTTACCTAATTGCTACAAAGTAATGTAAAATGGTGCATTGCAACATAACTTATGGAGATACCATGTTTACATTTGAAGAGCAGTTTAAAAAGTATGAACAGTTACTTGAGCGCACCAAAGAGACTTATGAGTTTTGGACTAACTGCGTGATGTCTAGCTGGAAAGACTTTCTAAAAACTGGTAAGTAATAAAATCAAGGGGTTACGACCCCTTGTGTTTCTCAAAGTTTACAAATTAAATATTTTTTAATCGGGAAAGGGCTGTATTTGGCAGTTACTAGCTATTGGGTGGAAAGCCGCAAAAACCCCAACTTACTGCATCCTACAATGGCGGCTTAACACCCTTTTGGTGAATATTGCACCGCAATAGTGAAAGTGTGTAATTAACTACACATTTTATTGGGTATTCTAGAATCATGTTTACTTTATTTTTTCTGACAAACACAACAGTAATTTTTTATTGGTCTATACCTTTATAGTGCTATAATGGTCGAAACCCCTAAAAGTCTACAAACTTATAGAGGCTTCTAATCACATCAATAAGAAAGATTGACATGACTGCACAAATTTTAACCCAAGAATATTTATACACAATTTTTAACTATAAAGATGGTGAGTTATTTTGGAAAGTAAGGCCATCAAATTGTGTGAAAATTGGTGACAAAGTTGGATGTTTTGATAGTAGTAATGGTTATTATAAATTAAGACTTAATAATAAATATTATCACAATCATCGTATTATTTTTTTAATGCACTATGGTTATTTGCCAAAAATGGTAGACCATATTGATTGCAATAGATCAAATAATAAAATAGAAAATTTAAGAGAGGCAGATCAAACAACAAACCAACAAAATCAAAAACTTAGTACAAGAAGTACATCTGGTCACAAAAATGTTGTTTGGTCAAAAACAAAAAACAAATGGGCCGTTCGACTGATGATTAATGGAAAAACCAAACATAAAGGTTATTTTAAAAATTTACAAGAAGCTGCAGATCACGCTAAAAAAGTAAGGGAAGAAATGTTTGGAGAGTTTGCCAATCACGGCTAAAGCTCAAGAGGATCGAAGCCAAGTTCGTCCGATATAACCTTAGTACGCCTACGAAACTCAGCATCGTGGTGTGACCATCTCTGGGTCTTCCAGCGACTCATATGGACGCATTCATGGATTAAAACACGGATTACAGTTGATAGGTGCCCGCATTTCTTATCTGAAATGGTAATTGTATGCTCGTAATCTTCTCCGTCATCATATAAATATGTACCCATCGTTTCTGGATCAGAATCCACAATGAACTTAATCTGCTCAGGCAAAGGCATGGGCCACTTGTGAAATGGTTTCATACAATAAATTGCGCTGTATAAATTACGCAGAATAGATGGGGATAGTTTCATACTTGTACAATCTCGCCCCGGAATTCAACTTCATCTTCTCCGCATACCATAACCATCTCTGGCATTAACATACGGCCATCTGCAAAAGATAACATTACAAAGCCAGATCGCCAGTCTTTAGGACTATCTTCGCAATATTCAAAAGTAGGAGACATTGGATCAGCTAAGCAACCAGTCTGAATCCCCCAATAGGTTCCTTGGTAATTTGAAATTGGAGAGCAACAGAGGACGTGCGTATGCCCAGTAATGATGTTCGTGTTCCCCGCTGCCGTGAGATTGCTATAACCAGCCGTGCGACCGCCCTTAAAACGGTGCTTTACAATGGTTTCTTCACCTATCCAAAAGCTCCAGCAAGTCTCCCAGTTAGGAAAATGGTATTTAAGGCTAAAGCCATCTACTCCACTATATTCTGGCACTTTGTTGACCAACCAAGATTCATAGCGCATATCGTGATTCCCAAGTGTCCAAATTAGCCTGCATCCTGCTGGTCTGACTTTTTCAATTTCATCCAAATGCCAACGGCAAGCATTTAATTCTTCAAGAACTGTGGGCTTCTGATCGTAATTTATACTGGGGAAACGAGATAAAACTTGTCCATCGAAAGCATCTCCGTTACAGATAATAACTTCTGGTTTAAATTTTTTAATGAATTTTAAAAGCGCTCTAAATGCTGTAGTGGGTGCATCGGTAAAATGGGCATCTGAAAAAACAATAACTCTTTTTACCTTGTCTATATCAATGCCTCTTCTAACATTGTGAGCCGCTAATTCTATTTTTTTGGGTTTTTCTTTTTTGGCATCTCTTTGGGAATTATGAGTTGGTATTTCTATATCATATTTGATTTGTAAAGCAGCACGTCTATTTAATACACTACGAGGATTTAAACCAAGATGCTTGGCTACTAATGTTGGACTACCTAACTTTTTCCAAACTCTGATAAACTCTTCATCTTGTTGCTTGGTATATTGCATGATTTCCCCAAGGTTGTAATAGGTACGGCAATAGTAAGTTGGTAATGTGTCACTTATATGTAAACTACTGAATATTATAATAAAATGTATAGAAATAGGAAATTATTAGATGTATTACGACAATCCCCATGCCAGGCGTGTGGTAGAAGTGACGGCACAATCGTGGCTGCACATTCCAATCAGCTTAGAGATGGTAAAGGAAGAGGACTTAAAGCACATGACTACAGGTGTGCAGCGCTATGTTACACCTGTCATGCGGAAATCGATCAAGGGTCAAAACTCTCAAAAGCTGAACGTATTGAAACATGGGAAGAAGCACACCGCAAAACTATTGGCTGGCTATTTGAAAACGATTACCTTACCTTGACTTCCTAATTTGTTCCATTTGTTTTGCCATATCAGACATTAGGATTTTAAGACGGTTCATTTCAGCCCGTTTGTCATCAGCGCTCATATCTTTGCTTTGTTCAATTCTACGGCTCTGTTTACGCAATTCAGCCAATTGCTTGGTGGTTTTGTCATAAACCTTGGATAGGGCAATATCATCACCCTTTTCCTCCATAACTTTAGTGGCTTTTTCCATATCACCCAATTCAGCATAATGGCGCATATCTGCTAGGGCAGACTGCAATCTGGCATTATTTTGATAGAACTGGGTCATATACTTAGATTGAGTCTGTGGCTCTGTTTTAATGAAGCCTAGAGCCAATGTATCGATTACTGGGGGATGAACCTTAGTACCCTCTTGGAAAGGCTCTACAGCCCGATCTGCGGTCGCTACAGCGGTTGCACCCAGCCATCCCAAATATGCCTTGATAGCATAGTCCATTTGAACTGGCGATATTCCTTGAGCATCTGGGTTAAATGTCAATATTTTAGTTGCACCCTCAGATATGCCACCTAGCGCTATAGCTATGCCACTAGTCTTGTCTGTTTGGCGTTCTTGTTTAGAAAGTCGTTCCATACCAGCAGATTCAATAGGTGCACCAGTAAAGCTGTCTTTATTAGCATATAGGTCAATTAAAGGCTTCATCATCTGTGGGACTGGGTTAAGCGAGAAAGTATCCATTAGGATGGCATTCATCCGCTGACCAAAGACTTTGCCTTCTACATTCTCATCTACGATCTGCTCATAAGTGCGCTCTGCAACTGTACCAATTGCGCCAATTTCAAATGGTTTAGGAATTCGGAACTGAGTCTCACCAATCTTGAACCACCAGAAGTTATCACGATCCCAATCTTCCCGGCGCTGGAAGTCTTCATCGTCTTTATACATTCCATATAAAGCAATTGAAGCTAATGCAATAGCAGAAGACATAACCATGAAACGCTGGGCTTTTTCTTTATCGCCAATCTCTAAGGGTTTACCAGTAGTAGCGTTGCAGATTACACGATAGGTTGGGCTAATACCATCACGACCAAGTTTATAGAGACCTTGCAAGCGAGCATTAAAGAATGGAACGCAAGAACCAATAACTTTGATTGCACGGAACTGACCTTGCATAGAGAAGTCCATCAAATCCCTAGCTGCATAAGAAGCTTCTAAATGGGACTTACCGCTGTCTCGTAACTTCTTATAAAGGGCTAAACGGTTGGCATTCTCAAACTTGTTACCAAGCTCGTTATAAGCATCCAATACGTCTTGAAGTTTGCCTTTAATCTTTTCTGGAGTATCTAAAATCGTAGCTTCTCTAATGCCCTTGTCAATTAAGCGCTTAATCAATTTAGCTTGGTCGCCTTCGTGGGCAGATCCCATTTCAAAAATACCACCACCAGCCAATGCTGACATAAAGGTAGGATCACCTTTCTTAGTCATAGCAAGTCCGTTATAGACGTTTTCAAACATATTTGTGCCTAACTCTGATACGGAGGCAGACTGTAGGGAGTCGCGAATTAAGTTGCGTACCTTATAAGCTGGGGACAATGTGACACCATAACGCAGGGCATTGGTAAAGCCTTTTGCAATATTTAAGAACGCTGATTTAGGGCCTAAATAAGAGATAGTGGAAAT